CGGCTGACCAAAAACGCTCACGTGCAGTAAAGTTAACTTCCTTGTCGATTCGAGCTTGGATTTGGCGAACCAAATCTTTGGCTTCCTCAAGGTTATTCACAAGCCATTGGCAATAAATTTCCCCTGCGTGACCATAATTTTCCCTGAGTTGATGGTCAAACATCTCTTTGCCCAAAGCAACATCAATCACATTACTTGGCTCAATCTTGTACTCAATCAAGCGCATGGACTCGCCATCAGGGGAAGTCTTTAGGGAACCCAACTTTTGATAGAAGCTAGCGTTGGATGAGCACAGGGTCATGTTGTTCCAACTTGTGTTGTTGACCCGCATCTCGTTTCTGTCGGCTCGCATCTTGTCCTTGCCCCTACCCTGAGATATGCTGTAAGCCAGATCAGAGAACTCCAGCGGGGATGTATTTGTAATCTCGTCAATCGTGTTGGAGATGTTGTTCATCACGCCCAGTCGGTGCATCTTGGATTGGGGTGTATCCTTCCACTGCGACGCCAGCTTAACGGGATGTCCGTATACGCTGTTACACATAAACAAAGCTGTTGATTTACCTGATCCAGACTTCTCGTGAATCAAGTTAATGATCGCACCACTCATACCGGTGAACTTCAGCAAGGGCGAACCAAACGCAGTCAGTGCGGCAAACGCATGGGGCTCAAGTCCGGGTAACGCATACATGTTGAATGCTTCTTTCCATTTCTCCAATGTGCCCTTGGCATGCACATGCTCAACGATACCTTTTGTTGCATGGGATGGTGGGCTATAAAACACCCCATCTTTAGTTATCTCACGCTCGCCGAGGATGAATTTACTGTCACCTTCGACCCAACCAAATTGTGTTCTCATAATGTCTGCCTTTCTTTCTACCTGCATGTTTTTAATGAATGTCATCATGTAGATGTACACTTGATCCAATTGCTTTGCAAACAACACTACACCGTAGTGAGCTAACGCTTTCCTCAATTCTTCTTTGACTGTGATTGCAGTCAGTGGAATTACAAACTCTTTCACCCCATCTCTTGGCAGGTGCAGTTTAACAAGGGCTACCTCTCCGGCATTGTTGTCTACCAAACGTTTGACGATATACAAATCATGTTCGTACACTTGGGTTACATCACCCTCTTCTTCATCTGAACGGCGGTACACACCACCATTCTTTCCACGGAAAAATGGAAATGGATACTCAGGTATCTGATGCGTCTCTACCGTGCCTTCTTCGCTTTCAATCTCAACCGTGTTATTTTCATCGTCGGCTTCGGCAACTTCATCGCCGAGCACTATGGGAGATTTGATCTTGCCCTTGTGCATACAGCCATCACAAAATCCTTTATTGTTCTTCTCAAATGTCGAGCAGTGGTGCGGTGCACCTGTCTTTACAACGTCATCGGCTTTGCGCTCGGTTGCTCTAAAGTCATAGTCAGGATGGTCTTTTGAAATCTTGTGGATCGCAGTATCTCTGTCTACGCAAAAAGCAGCAATGGATAAAGCGCTGCGCCAAAGGTTATACTCAATCGTGTCTTGGTTTTGAAAGCAGTGCAAAAGCTGTGCACAACCTGTGCCTTCAACCGACTTCATCATGATGGTCTTGAACCGTCTAACTCTGTTGGATACCAACTGAGTCATCAAAGGGCTCATCGTCCTCGGGATAAAATCAGGCCGTTCTTCTTTAGGCTCGGGGGCGCCGAGTAGTTCTTTCATTTCTGCGTATGGAACACGCAAAGAATTTTCGTAGAGTACTCTTACTTCAACAGGCTCTTCACCTTTAAAGTTAAAAGTTCCGGGTATTCTAAGTACTCGGGATGCTTCAAAAACAGCAGGGTCAACAATGAGTCCGTGCTCTTTGCACAGCTCTTCAAGTCTGTCGGACAATGCTTCCCACTCGGGTCGGCGTATTGTTTCTTCCAACAACCAGTATGCATGGATGCCATAACCTGAATCCACTACGATTGGCGTAGGTAGATGGGCGGCTCTGACAAACTCTTTGAACCTAGTTAAACCTTCCGCTTGCGTAGCGTAGCCCTTGCCTTCAGCAGCTTTTGCAATACCACAATCAATGTCAACCCATAGTGCTCTAAAGAACTGTGCGTTCGCATGAGTCCTGTTGTTCAGTTCCCCATACTTGGCACAGCCATAGAAAGCATTGACTTTGTTTTTGACAAACTCTTGCGCTATTACATCAACTTCAGCACGTGTATCGCAGAAGCGCTGGTCTGGGAACTTACCCAAACCAAACACGCAGTACCTACCCTCTGCTGGTAGAACAGCATCTAGTAGATCAAACATGTTTACTTCCGTTTCTTGTGCTGACGCATGAACGAAACAATCAGTTCACTGTGGCCTTTGGTTGGGAGTGTTGAACCCCAAAACCAATTATAAATCGTAGCACGACTCACACCGAGGTACTCGGCAACCGTGTTAACTGGAATGCTTCGTTCAATGCACAAACGGCCAAGGGCTACACCCAACGAATCACCTGCTACTTTATTCGCTTCAATTAAACGTTGACTGTAACCATAGCTCATACTTATTCCTCACTCCATGCTTTGAGAACATCGTCTAAGTCTTTCTTGGGCGCAACCGCAGGGGCTTCAGCTTTAGGACGTTTGACTGGCTCTTGCATTGGCTCTTGAACCGCTTCAGCTTTTGGCTCAGCCTTCGGCAAAGATTTCATACCACTTGCTTGTGCTTCATATGGTGTCATGATGACCATCTTCTGCACTTCAGGCTTGGCGGCGGCCTTGCTTGTGACTGCGTAAATATCTTTACTGATATAGCGCATAGGCGTGAACAGAATAGACTGGTTATCATTGTTCTCATTGAAGCTCAATGAAGTGACAACGTGCTCAATGCTCTTGCCGTTATTAGCCAAGTGCTTGGTGTAGTCTTCAAAAACAAACTTGTTGTCGCCGATGCTTTCACCGAACAAAGACTTGGATGCCAAGTTCATTTGGTAGACTCGGCCTTCTAATGAAGTACCAAAGTCCTCCTCAAGAACCACTGCAATACGTCGTGTGTATCTGCAAGCCTTGGATGTGCCTTGACCTGAACCTTTGATGTTGTTGGGGCAAGAATCGCAACGCTCAGCTTGTGGATTGGTTGAACCTTTATCGGGTGTTTGGCCGTCGTTAGAGAAGCAGTCGGGTGATGTTGGCTCTGACTCAGGATTCCATGCTTTTACATAGAAAATACGTCCCACTTTTGGTGAAGCGTTGATGATCACAACTTCCAAATCGCCTTTAACTTTGCCCTGCTCATCAGTGCCGAGCATCTTACGGAAGATTCCGTTCTTGGGCACAATACGGGGGACGCCAGATTTACCGGCCAAGTTTTTGGTTAACTCACTGACTGGCGCAGATTGCAGAAAGTCGGGTAAGTCTTGGTTAAATAATGCTACGTTACTCATTTCACTCTTCCTTTTTACGTCTAACAAGTACGGTGTATTGATTCTCCACGTTGAGGCCAACGGGGAGAAGGTCTGGATTCTCTTGTAGAAACTCTTTCATATGCGTTTGCTGAATTCGTTTCTCAAGCAGGCCGAATGCATCGTGTTCTTTGATAACTCGATACAATGAATCCCAGTCGTTCGTCCAGTACCGTGATTTAACTGATCGAATAACCGTGCCATGATTGGTGGAGATACTGTTTGCGTTGATCTCTTTGCAAAGATCAAGCAGTGCTTGCTCGATGACTTCCATCTGAGCTTTAATCTCGGTATCTTTAGCTTCCCAGTCTCGTTTGAGTACCTCTCGCTTGTCACGCATCTTGATATACGTTTGGGCTAGAGAATCAACGGAGGGCTTTTCTTCCTGAACTTGATCGTCCATAATTAGTTCCTTTCTTTGTTATGGTTTTGTTATTATACGTCGGGGTTAGACATTGTCAAGTCTTCTTCCCCTAATTCTTGTTTATAAAGCTCAATTATTTTCGCATGGTTATTGATATTGTTCCTGAGCATTTCGTACAAGCGCTTCTCAACTGCGCTACCTCTTATGTGTACGATCGTCATTGGATTACGTTGCCCGGGTCTATCAATCCTTGCGTTTGCTTGGAGATAGGTTTCAACACTGGTGCACGGAGCATACCATATGATTGTGTTGGCGGCGGTTAAGGTTAAACCATGAGATGCGGCTTGTGGCTGGATGACGAGCACCTTCGGCTCTGGATTGCTCTGGAACTCTCTGACAATCTCTGCACGTCTATCTGCACTCACATCGCCGTTAATAACATCGTTTGTAATTCCGTTCTTGGTTAAGTATTTCGTTAACAATTCAATCGTGTGGGTGAATGGAACAAAGATCAACACCTTGTGGCTCGACTCATCAATCACTTCCTTGACCACTTTCAGTCGGCTCGACGCATCAAAGTCCACCACCTGCCCAGTGTCTGTGTACACTGAACCACATGAAATCTGAAGTAGCTTGGTTAATTTAGATGCGGCATTGACAGCACTGACTTCTTCACCCGCTGCTTCGATCAACATCTGACTCTTAAGTTTCTTGTAGTACGCCAACTGCTGCGGCGTGAGTGGTGCGTCTCGATCAGTATAGGTAAGTGGTGGCAGGTCTAGGCACTGTGCTTTTTCAAATCTGATAGCGGGCTGAAGAGCTTTGTGTACTGTTTGATCAGCGTCGGCTTTGGGTAACCAACGAAACTCACTGACTCGGTACATCACTTGTGTTTTAAACTCACCAAAGAACTTTGGTACGTTGGTTGGGCTGACTAACTTTGCCAATCCGTAAGCATCCGCAGGGCTTTGAGCGGCTGGCGTTCCAGTCAACATCCACAGTCCATGAATGTGCTTGCCCAAATCCCTCATCGCTTTCCATCTGTTTGTCTGTGCGTTCTTATAGGCTGACGCTTCATCAACCACGATCAGGTCAAACTCACCTTGAATGATCTCATTCTTAACAATCTCAATCCCATCAAAATTAATGATGACGTACTCAGCGCCACCAAGAACAATTTCTTTGCGTTTACGTGCACTGCCGTAAGCAACACTGACCCTGCGGTGTATGGCAAACTTGAACAAGTCTTCCTGCCATGCGGCCTTCATCACCGAGAGTGGGCACACAATCAAGACCCGCTTTAAGATACCCCGTGTCATGAGGTAGTCGGTTGCCCAAATGACTGACGCAGTCTTACCTGTACCCTGCTCGTTAAAGCAGAAAGCCTTCCGGTGTTTGGTCAAGAAATCCGCAGTCTGAACTTGGTGGGCGAACGGAGTGTATCCGTGTGGTCGGGGCCAGTTGTATGTAGCTAAGCTCATTTCTTGGGTTTGTTCTTTTTGACCGTGTGATCACTGTTTCTACTGAAAGATCGGTTGGCGCTTGGGGTCTTGAGTTTCAAGTTCGACGGAGCATTTGTACCGCCCTTGGATAAGGGAATTGTGTGGTCGATGTCTTTACCCTTGCGGTCGATGCCTTTCTTGTCCATCTCGTTGCGGGCACGCTGACGCTCCATGCGGGACTCGTGTTCACCACGCTCCACTTGTTGCTTGTATTCTTTTTTGTACGGTCTAGGTTTGTTTACGTATGGCATTTTGACTTCCTTCGATCATGTGGCTATTTAAATCCGCTTCGCCCAATCCAAA